CGGATTCAGGAATAGATTTCAACAAATTATTATCTTTGATACGTTTCATAATATTACGTTTGGTACTTTTTTTCCAAGGCATTAGGTTTCGTTCTCGGTCGCGACTAATACTAGATAAAACGGTATATAATAGGTCATCTTCACTAATACAATGATAATGTGTTCCGTCGTAACAAAAGAATTTTTCAGTAGATGAAATATAGAAATATTGGTTGTTGTTTAAAAATGCTTGAATAAAGGCGTCTTGGTCATTCGTTAGTTCTTCGATACGAGTTTGATTTTGTTCATGAGTTTCGCGTATATTTTCAAGTATAATAGGGAGTTGATTCGTTATGTAATTATGAGCTTTCGCAGTCATGTAGGGGTCCGTGGCATACTTTTGATAAATTATAGAAATCGATTCTTTCGCTTCGTTTAAGATTTTATTATAATCTCCCATTATTGGATTTATGTATTTTATTGTATAGTTTTTATGTGTTTTTACGGTATATATTTTAATTTTATGGTTTATATTGTAAATTAATAGTCACAAACATAGATACCCTGTCCATATGTTGTTATAAATAATTTGATAGGTACAAAGCTAGCATTATAATTCATAGTAGAAAATTGAAAAGAAGGTTCTGCGTTGTTATTAACAAGTGGAATTGTTTTTGCCGTCCAATTTACTCCATAATCATTAGATATAAATACCCAACCTCCAGTTGAGTACGGTCCACCTGTTTGATTAAAATATCCACAAATAGCCATATGCTGTCCTGAATAATTTATAGCAGCAGCACCCCAACTATTTGTAGTAGAAGTGTATATAGAACGATTTGGTAATCCACCAGAACCGCTAATAGTTGTCCAAGTTGAACCGAAATTTGTAGATAACCAAACTAAATATCCAGCACCATGCACAATCATATATTGTCCATTACCACTAACCGCACCAAGACCCATATTAGTTGTTGTACTTCCAGTCATACCAGATACTCCTGCTAAACTACTCCATGAAGCACCATAATTTGTTGAAATTAATGTGCCTGAATCACCACTAAAATTAAGTAAATATTGACCATTTGAACTACCTTTTATATCACCTTTACTGGTTGCTGAAGTAATGAAAGTAGAAAAAGTATTAGTTGTGGGTGAATTATAAATTCTATAATAACCAGAATTATTGATTGCTATTATTTTGACACTACCATCATCAGACAAGAATGCGCCGGTGCAAGCAGCTAATACTGTACGAGTATATGATGTACCAGAATTGTTTGAACAATTTGCACCTGTAAATGATGTTGCAGTAGCATTTGCGTTATTAACACAATATAATCTATGAACACCATTATAAGATACAGCAACTTGTCTAAAATTATTATCAGTTGTAGGACTAGATGAACTAGCCCATGTATTTCCTCCATCTGTTGAAATGTAGTTAACACCGCCACTGAAAGGTGTAATTCCATTTGAAACCGCAATTAACGTACTGCCAGTTCCATTAAGTGAATTCCAAAGAGCTGAAATAGTAGCACTAGAACTCCCAGCCATAGATAACATTAGAACACTACCGCTGAATGGAATCGCTTGTGCCACAGTTTTTCTTACATTTGCCATACTATGAATGCTACCCATACACGAGAAAGCCATTATATAATTATACTTTATATATACATTTATAAATATTTATATATAGTTTCTAAAAAAATATATATAAATTCTTACCCTAAATCGATACGACACTCTTGATTTCATTCGATTTAGTATATTCGTCAGTAGTATCAATAATAGCATTCATTAAATATTTGGTAATAATCATATTTGTTTTCATCAAATGTTCTGATGGCATAACAGCAAACCATTGAAATTTTGGACGATTCAATATTTCATCTGCTGGAATATAAATGCCAACCGCACTCTTATGTAATTTCAAATAATCCTCTTCCATCAAATCTTCTAATAAAATGGTTTTACGGTCCTCTGTTTTTACACCAATCAACTCTCCACCGATTAACTCCATTTTTCCACTACCAATAGTATCTAAACACCAATGAGATGAATCACCTAAGAATTCATTATCACTACTAAAGTGTGGATTTTTATTACGTTTTTTCAAATATTCTACTAGTTCCAAAATGACGTCATTGTTTTTAGGAGCACCCATAAAATATAAATCAGGTATGAAGAGCATTTTTTGTTTCTGTTTCAATAAATTCGAAGTACGATTGACTGCCTCACATACGAAAGGTTTGTTGTTGGCGACAGCTTTGTCATAAAAAGGTTTCAAATTTTTCATACAGACAAATGAATTAGGAACAACCATCCCACCATAATAATAAATTAATTGTGTCATAGCTAATTCACGAAAATGAGAACGAGTAGGTTCAGCCAAAGTGGAAACATCGATATCCCATGATGGTAATAATTTACTAAATGATTGGTCATCAATTAGACAAATATTGAAATCATCACCACAATGATTAATAATAGTTTTAATAGTTAAATGTAAATAAGGTTGGTTTAAATCAGTAGTATTACGAGAATAGAAGTTTTTCCATTTACGGGAATTGATTTCATATTTTGTATGAATCCAAAGTTTTGGACGGTTATATCCATATAATGGCGAATCATTCAATAAATATTTTCGGATTAATTCATATTCATCATTTGATTCAAAATTTTGTTTTAATTTATTCGCAAATAGACTAGCAACTAAAATGATAGCCCCTATAAATAAATATTGTTTTGTATTTTTCAAACTAAACATTTCAAATGCTGAATTTTATATATACTATTAAAATATATATTTTCATCAAAAATAAACAAGATATTCAATACTATAATTCGACCTATTATATTTCATAGAGGATGAATACATAATAGCACTCGCTTTACATATTTGACGTATAATAGTAATAAATGCGTTATAAGTCATTTTACGCTCAATATAATAATATTTACCCAAATGATAATACGGTTTTAATGACTCTGCTAATTCGGTATGTAAATTATAAAATACTAATTTTTTATAGGCGTTTGAGTCAATAAGAAAATACTTATCGGTTTTTAAACAAATCTTTTCTAATAATGAAAAAAGTAATTCTTTCGGAACCAAATTACGAAATATTTGTGTTGGCATTTTCTTTTCTTTTCTTATTTTTGTTTATAATAAAATAAGACTTTATTTGTTTTTATTATAAATATTTATATAAATGCTTTGCTAAAATAAGTATTAAAAATGAGTAGAATTACATTTTGTACTATAGTAAATTATGTTGTAGAATTTGTAGAATTTGTAGAATTTGTAGAATTTGTAGAATTTGTAGAACAGGTATACATTTTTTTGAGTTTTTCCAAATATAATATACCATCCATGAGTTCTTCTTGTGCGTGGATAATCCAATCAATGGTAGATAAATCTTCACGGTCTAATGTGGTACCATATTTTTCGATTCCAACATCCGACCTTTGTTTGAATTTTTGAATAACAGATTCGACAATAGTATCATATTTTACAACGGTTGATGTGGGGTATTCAGGAACAGTCAAAATCGGGTTTTCATGATTCATCGATGTAGCTTCTCCGTACATTAACAATAATAATAATAATAATAATCAAACATCAATTTATCTTTATGTATTTTATTTGGGATGTAATAATTCAAATAAATTATTGGTAAAAAGTGATAATTCAATAATATCTTCGTGAATGTTATGAAAAACCGTAATATATTTACATAAAAAAGGGATAATTTTATATTTGGTTTCTTCGTCAATAATATTCGTCATTTTCACGAAAGAAAAGAAATAATCTAAAATATCAATTACAGAATAACCGTAATCATGAATGTTATAGAGAACACCAATAGCGCCAGATAGGTCATTTTCAAATAATTTATCAAAATAATTCTCGAAATTCTGGAATGATATATTGGAACATATTTTTTTACATAATTCGATATGAATAGGTTCTCGAACGATATACATTTTTTCCAAATAATTGATAAGAATTCGGATAGATGTATTCGAAATTTTCAATAAATAGTCCTTTGATTCCTCGTCGATGGCGATGTTTTCAGCCAAAACAATACGGTCCATTATTTTGCGGATTTGTTCTGTTCTAGGAGGAGAAATTGTAATAATATGTACTCTAGATTGAATACTTTCAATGACTTTTTGGATATTTGTACAAACAGAAATAAAATGGATATTATTTTTATATTTATCAATATAATTACGAAATACTTGTTGGCTTTGTTCATTAATATTATCGATATCATCAATAATAACTAATTTTTTTTTACCGTAAATAGCACTATGAGATTGACAAAATGTTTTCATTTCATTTCTGAAATATTGTATGCCTTGTTCTTTCAGATTATTAATAAATAAAATATTATTATCAGGGAATTGAGAGTCCTTTCCAAGCGAATAATATTCACGAATGAGAGCATGTAGCAATGAAGTTTTCCCCGAACTAGAATTTCCTATAAATAATAGATTTAAATGGTCTATTTCGAGTAAGGTTCTCAATGTAGATGTTAATTTTTCGTCAATACAAAAATCATTTATGAAATAGGGTTTATATTTTGTAATAAAGGTATTATCGAGATTTATTTTATTAGACATCGAGAACTTGTCAATTATTATAGTATAAGAAATCGTGTAATTTTTATATAAGTACAATAAAATAATATAAAAAATCCATCTTTTACATAATAAAAGGTATAAAATACAAAAAGATGTCAAATAAAAATTTCTATGAAGTGCTAGGAGTATCAAATGATGCCAGTGAGTCGGATATCAAAAAGGCGTATCGCACACTATCATTGAAATATCACCCAGATAGAAATCCAAACGAAGAAGCAAAATCGATATTTCAATCGATAGGTGAGGCATATGAAACACTTAGTGACTCAGCAAAACGAAATCAATATGATATGGAATTAAGATTTGGTGGTGGTAGTGGCGGACATGGAGGAAATCCATTTGGAATGGGAGGTTCTCCATTTACACATATGAGTAGTATGGATGAATTTTCCGAAATAAATAATATATTTAATATGATGTTTGGTGGTGGTGGTGGCGGACACGGAGGAAATCCGTTTGGAATGGGTGGCATGGAAGGAGGTATTCCAGGAATGCCAGGGATACGTATTTTCCATAGTAGTAGTAGTAGTGGTGGAATGCCAGGAGGATTCCATAGTCAAATGTTTCATCAAATCCATCGTCCAGAACCGATTATGAAACATTTACAAATTACGATAGAACAGAGTTACCAAGGGTGTGTAGTGCCGATAGAGATAGAGCGTTGGGTTCTCAATAATAATGTGAAAACAATGGAAAATGAGACATTATATTTGAATATACCACAAGGAATAGATGATAATGAAATGATAGGTATCAGAGATAAAGGTCATGTAGTAAATGGCGAAATATTTGGAGAAGTAAAAATATCAATCAATGTTATCAATAATACGGAATTCAAGCGAACTGGATTGGATTTGACATATCATAAAAAAATATCATTAAAAGAAGCATTATGTGGTTTTTCTTTTGAAATGATACATTTAAATGGTAAGAAATTATGTTTAAATAATAATAGTAACCCTACTGTTATAAAACCAAATTATAAGAAAGTTGTACCGTCGATGGGTATGATTCGAGAGAATTCGACTGGTAATATGATAATAGAATTTGAAGTAGAGTTTCCAGACGCATTGACAGTTGAACAAATCGAACATATATCCAAAATTTTATAAATCTAACGTCTATTGAATTCTTTCATTTGAATTTCATTCGCTGAAATATCTATTTTAGTTCTAAGTTTTCTAATATAATCATTTTTTTCGCATAATTGTAGGCGTAACCATTGTAATTCTCGTTGTACTTCGACTGGTGACGATTCTTCTAACATGGTCATGCGTTTTATATCATAGTCATCAGTATCGTTCGTAAATTCTTGTAATAAGTCATATTCATTCGAAGGTTGTCTGATTTTTTGAGTTAATACATACGCGCGTTTGCGGCGTTTAGCATTTTCTTCCATATTGTTTAGATTCAATAAAAGGTGATTTGTATTTAGTGCCATATTGCTGGTTTTATTATTATTGTTAGTTTGATTACCAAATAAAAAATCATAAAAAAATACATCAATTTTTTATGATTTTTCTAATAATTTTTGTAATTGTTCATGATGTCCTTTCGAATTAAAAGCAGACGAACTATGAATACGATGTTTTACAGATATTTGAGAACAATTATAGAACCGTTTGTTTTGATTACGTAATCTTAACCATAAATCATAATCTTCAATGCCATTTTCATTCCAAAAACAAAGTTCTTTACGAATAAGACTACTACTATTGATAATCGGATTGAATTTTTTAAAATCGAATTCGGATATGTTTCCAGTGGGTATATCAGGTACCTTGCCATTTATATCACCAAAATATACACATCTAGCACCGATAACATCATAATCATACAAGAATGGTATTTGTAATTCCAATTTCTTTTCATGCCATATATCATCCACATCTAAAATGCCTACATAATCGCCCGAACAATATTGAATCATTTTGTTTGATGTATTTGCTTTTCCGCGAATTTCATGAAAATCATAAATACGAATACGAGCATCTCGAGTTTCGAATAATTTTGCTATTTTATAAACATCGGAGTTTGGCGGATGACCATTAATACCGATAATTAATTCCCACTCGGCATATGTTTGTTTTATTACAGAACCAACGGATTCTTCAATAAATTCAATTCCGTTATAAATAGGCATTATAATACTAATTATAGGTGGCATATAAAAATATATAATTTTATTATAATATATTTTAACAAAGTCTTTGTATAGTTTTATGATAAAAATCTTTGGAATAAAAACCAATTATCGTTTCTATGATTTTGTTCTTTACATAAACAAAAATCAGACAAATTCGAAAATATACAATCCGCGATAATAATTTGGTCATCCTTGATTAAATAGTGATTTTCAAAATATAATTTCAATTTATTATCGTATGTGTTTCGCCACCATTCTAATTTGTCTTTATGTGATAAAAAAAATCCACCAGCAATAGATATCTGATTGGGAGGTATAGGTCTAGTGGGTAAGCCAATCGAGTTTTTATCATTGATAATGTCCAACAAAGCACGGATATAATTATTATCATTATTGACGCAAGCATAATAAATTTTATTTTTATTTAACGTAGTAATCTTTGATTCATTAGGCCAGTTTGCGAGATATTGAGACGATGAATCCTCTGGTCTATTACGAAAATAACCAATATCGCACCAACCATAGAATTCTGTGTCGAAATATTTCGCAGTCATAGTTTCATAAACAAAATGAATTTTTTCAGACCATAACATATTAACTTGCCAATCTACTCTATTTTGTAATAAAAAATTATTTTCGTGATTATGAATCCAATAATCTTTGTATTTATAATTATAGAACTGTTCTGGAGATTTAATTATTAATTTAATTCTAGGATTATTCAAATATTTTTTTAAACATTGAGAACTTAGTTCATCGCTATAAATTACCAAGTAATAATTATTGACATTGGATAACATATTATCAATCCAATTATAGTAGGTTTGATTATCAAATTTTGCTTTGAAATTATACCAACATGTAGAAAAAGTGATTGATGACATTGGTTATAAATTATTAATACTACTATTTATACATTTTAAAATATAAATACTATATATATTTTAGCAATATGAATATTACTCAATCATCAGATAAATTATATGGAGTAACCGAAGGAGCATTTTATGGACAAAATGAACGAGTCGATGAATTAAATGATAGATTACACTCCAGAAATTTCGCGGATTCACCACTAGAACCATATTTCGACCCTCGTCCAGTTCCTACCAAATATTCACATTTCCCAATTGTTAATAGAAGAACACCAATGAATGAACCTGCCATTAAATACCAACAATATAGCATGAACGTTAATTTCAATCCAGGAACATCAAAGGCACCATTTTCAGGATTTATCAATAACGTTGATAGAGAAACATTTTTAAGAAATCAAAATTTTGCCATTCAACATGGCGCCAGTCAAGGTGTTTATGTGCCATCATCAAATAGTGATTTATACAAAACAACAATTATTTCAAAACCATCTGAACAGCCATTTCCGAATCTGTTTAATAGTTTTGATTTTGAAAAAAGACAACACCCAAATATAGTAAAGAATATTGGTTCTGATAATTTTTTCAATCATACTAGAACACAATTGAGAAATATGTAATATACATAAAGTCGTATAATCAATATTATTTTCGTAATTTATTATATAAGTATAGGTAAATACATATATGATAAATATAAAATTTAGTCTAAGAAATATATTGATAGAATTATTAGTCATTTTGGGAATCATATTATTAGGAATATTATTATATAAAATAAGTACACCGCCATATGAAAAAGAAAACCAGGAAGGGTTCAATCAAGAACGAGGTTTTGTTTTAAAACGAGAACAAGATATTTACGATGATTTATATGTGGATATGTATGATAATTTGAAAGATACCGCACATCGTTCGGAATCAGAACTTATACAAATATTGAAAATGACAGAACCTACTACAAAACATAGTAATTTCTTGGATATTGGTAGTGGAACTGGATATATAGTAAATCAATTAAATGCCGCTGGATATAGAGCGTATGGATTAGATAAATCGAAATCCATGATAAAGTATTGTGAATTGAAATATCCAAATATAGAAATTAAACAAGGAGATGTATTTGATTCTATGATTTTCGAACGTGGAACTTTTACACATATATTATGTACAAATTTCACTATTTATGAATTCAAAGACAAAGTCTCTTTTTTCAGAAATTGTCAAGCATGGTTAATGCCACATGGTTATTTGGTAATACATTTAGTTAAACCAGATAAATTCAATATAACAAATCCAAATCGAGAACAAAACGATACCAAAAATAAATCCAAAAATCGAGAACTAGAAACAACAGCGACGTTTGACGATTATAGTTACAAAGCATATTATGATAATTCCGACCCATCAACAATGACATTTACAGAAACATTTGTCGATAAGAAAACAAAACATATTAGACAAAATGAACAAACACTTTATATGGATAGTATCGAGAACATTGAAAAAATGGCGTCAAGTGCTGGTTTTATATTCCATGGAAAAGTAAATATGAAAAAGTGTTCAAATGGAGATGAAAACCAATATTTATATATTTTAGAAAGTTCTCGATAAATCGTTTTGAGAACCGAAATCAAAATAGTAAAATATATTAGATAATGTTTCAATATATTTTTGTATCGATATTTTTCGTATTAATAATAATATTTATGATAATAAAATTAAAATATCCATTTTGGAATATTCAGCCGGTGTTCCATAGTTATGATTATTGGCGATATTTTTATTGGACACCCTTTATTATACAAAAATACAAACCATTGAGAACCAAATTTTGCGATTTTGAGCAAATAAAAACTATCCCTTATTTGGAATGTTCTCAATTACAACAAAAAAATTTAGAAAATTTAATACAATGTTATTATTATCATACAGATAAAGTATTACATATTATAAACAAAAATGATATACATAATATTTTATCTGGTCAAAATGAGCCATCTTATGTATCATTTTATACAGAAAGTTTGTTCTCGAATAATTCGAATTATGTAATGGATTTATCATCGATTATTTTGAATCAACAATATCCAATAGCATGTATTACGTCGAGATATACGAAAATGTTTTATAAAAATCCCAAAAACAAAAATGAATTTATAGAACTACCAAGTTATTTTATAGATTTTATTTGCGTACATCGAGAACATGACCTAAAAAAAATAAGTAGAAAATTACTACAAACACATGAATATAATCAAAGAATAAAAAATCCATCAATACATACTTCAATTATCAAAAAAGAGAACATATTATTTGAAGGTATAATACCATTAGTAGAATATGAAACAACTACCTATTATTTGAGAAATATTCGTTATCCTCGATTACCAGCCCATTTTCATATAGATATGTTATTGAACGAGAACGAAGGGATATTAATTGATTTTTTATATTTACAAACACATACTATTTCAAAAAGTTCTCAATTTGATGTATGTATTATACCGGATGTAAGCGTTCTGATATCAATGATGCGAAAAAAAATATTATATATATATTGTCTAAGAAAAGGAGAAGATATTTATGGGTTTTATTTTTTGAAAGACGCAAAAACACAATATGATGAATTAGAAGGTAATACATTACAATGTTTTGCTAGTGTAATGAATTATGATTTTATTTATGAGGAAAGACAAACACAATTATTTTATTTGGGATTTTTACATGGATTGAATAATATTTTAAAAATAAATAATTCTTATAAAATATTGGTTATAGAGGAAACATCAAATAATGATATATTATTATATCATTGGCGGCAAAAGTACACACCTATTTTCAAAAACAAATCCGCTTATTATTTATATAATTTTATTTTACCAAGTTCTCCATTATCACCAAATAAATGTATGATTTTGTTATAATATCACGAGTAAATTAAAACCAATAGATGTATTAACATGTAATAATGAATGCCATAAATCCGCTATTTTTTTATCTTTATGATAACAATATTCTTTAACAAGATAACCATAATAAAATAAATAATTTGTTACTAAAAATAAAAAAACAATCAACGCGGATAAACAAATTTTGAAATTATTATTTATGTTTTTACATTTTTTATATAATAAATTCAATCCATAAGCAAATAATAATATTATTGGTATTTTGTCAAGAATATTTGTATAAATATTAGTATATGTATAAAAAATTAACGAAGTAATTAGTAATAATACAAATAAAAATGAAAATATATAATATTTGAAGCTATATGCGAGCATTATATTACTCAAAAATATAAAACTAGAATAAAAACAACTATTATCATAAAATTCGTCAAATAATTGTTTCATATTATTTGATATATTTACTTTCATTCTTTCAATATATAATATTGAAAGAAAATCTAACGTGTATATTTACCTGAACGCGCAAACGAATCTACAATAAAAATAATAAAAACTCCTAAAAATGAATACAATACAAACTCCTCTGTGATATTACTGGTTTTTTCGTGTTGTTGTTCTTCTAATAAATGAATCATATAGTTAATTTTTTCCATTAATTTATCGTCACGAGGCATATTAGTATTTAAACCCATATTAGCATAATAGGGTTGGTTGTTATTTTGAAATTTCATAGGAGGTTCATAACTTCTTGAATAATTACTAAGTTTATTAATTTTCGAGTCATCTCCACTATAGTTATTTGGTTGTGATTTCGAATTATTGGAAGCTTCTAAATAAGATGGGTATTGAGGGACATAATTCTTGATATCTGTATTATCGTCCATATCTTTTTTGACATTAATGGATGGGTGTGATATAGGAGTAAAATTACTTAATTTTTTATTATCAGAATCAGTATCAGCGGAAGTAATTTTATTCAGTAATTCAGTAACTCGAGTATTTCTATCTTGTGTTGCTAATTGAACATCATTTATAGACATTGGTTCTGAATTCTTCAACGGTGTGAAATCATCGGTTTGTTGGTTTGATTGTGTTAAATAATCATCGGGTTCGCCTATACCTTGTAAATTAATTCGTGGTCTATTATTTCGTCTTATAGTTGGAGTTCTTTTTTTATTTAAATTATCGTCATTTATCCATTCAGACGCAGATGTTATTAAAGATGACATGTTTCTTTAAAAATATTTTATATACTTAAAAAATAATAAGATATTATTTCAAACATTTTTCGTAAAAAAATACTATTATAATATAAATAAGAATCAAATTAAAAATGAAAAAAATTATTTCACAATTCATTCCAATAGTTATTATATTTTTATTATTATCATATTCAACAGAATTAGCTATATTTAGTCATTCTATTTTAGGGAAAATAATAAGTATTCTTATTATTGGCTACTATACAACAATAGATAAATATGTTGGATTATTAGTGTGTATTTTATTTATATTTTATTATCAAACAGATTATGTAGAGAGTATGCTAAATATAAATGACTATAATTGGGATTGGAAAGTAGATCATGATTTTGTTGGTGATTATTTGTTTATTGAATCATTTTCCGAGTTAAAACCGGGTTGTAATTGCGGTAGTCCAAAACCATTACAAGAAGCAAAAACCGAGGATAAATTAGAGGATGAAAACTTGATATTAAAAGGATATGAAAAATTCGAAAATTATAGAGAATTATACGAGGATAATAATGAGCAATCAAAAGAAGAAGTAAAAGATACATTTCGTAAAGAGAATTGCTCGTCGAATGGAGTTTTACAATACAAGAATATGGAGGTGAAAAACGATATGGCTGAACATATATTTTCTGAATTAAAATTCAAAGACCATGTATGTAACCCATGCTTAAAAACTTGTGATTTTTCTATTATAGAATCAAGAATTAAAACGGAGGATGAACTAAAACCAATAAATACCAAGTATATATAGAAACATAAAATATCATAATTATATAAAATGGGAAAAAATTCAAAAAAACAAAAACCCCATGAAATAAAAAACATATTTGACTTTTTACATAATCAAATACAATCGTTGAATAATAGTAAAATATTTGCTGGTCTAATGATAATTACATTAAATATCGTTTCAAAATTTGTTAATATTAAATTGAGTAAAACCATGGAATCGTATTTGAAATATACATTTAGCAAACAAATATTAGTATTTGCTATTGCGTGGATGGGTACTAGAGATATATATATAGCATTGTTTATTACATTAATTTTTGTTATTTGTGTGGAATATTTATTCCATGAAGATAGTCAATTCTATATTTTACCAGAAAGCTTTAGAGACCATCATTTGACATTATTAGAAAATGATAAAAATGGTGATAACATTACAGAAGAAGATATCAAAAAAGCAAAGGAAATTTTAGAAAAAGCGAATGTTCAAAGTACAAAAAAAAATTATGAGGGATTTTCAATAAAATAAACTAATATTATACAAAATAAATGTTTGCATAATATAATTAGATAGAATGAATTATGATATTGAAGAATTAAAAATAATGTTATATACAAATATTCAAAATAATCGTTTATTACAATTTAATCGTAAATTATTATCACAACCGGAAATTACAGCTACAAATATAGATTTAAATGATTATCCATATTTTACTTTTGATGTAAAATATCCAAAAGGTCAAATGCAATATTTGAATTATCAAGAACGTATAGAAATATTTTTTAATAAACAGTTGTTTTCAGAATACTTGTTCGCATATTCGAAGAAAACATTAGTTAGTAAAGATAATGAAAATTATTATAAAGAAAGGGATGAAATAATTGAGCATAATATTATGACAATGATAGAAATATTATTTCCAACGAAATTCCCAGTAATAACTGATATTCATACGTCTTATGATAAGATAATAGGAAAGAGCTCATTTAATAGAATGATTTTGAATCCTATTAAACCAAAATATTTTTCACATTTGAATATTAATGGTAAAGATTATACATTCAAAAAGAATGTATGGTTGAATGATTTTTTAAATCATCCATTATATAGAAAATTATTAGAAGATTATCGTAAGTTTTGGGTATGGTCGATAGAAGAAAAAGCTAGATGGAAAACGGTAATCGATAAAGAAATTAATAATAATATTAATATGTTAAATGAAATATTTAATGAATTTAATTCTATTAAAGAAAAAAAAAGTATTGATACAACTGATATTCCAGAAACAATCAAAGGATCTTATGTGTTTTATAGATACATTTATTACTATTATACAGATTATTTAAAATTAAATGATAATGAATTGAATGATAATAAATTAAATAATAATGCTATTTATAAAAAAGTTAATGAAGATCTAAAAAAATATACGAAGGAAAATAATAATACTAATACTAATACTAATACTGATATAACACAGGTTGGTGGCATCAATACACGCACCAATAAACGCGTCAATGTGGGTGACGACAATGTCGTTGGCGCCAAAAAAAAGACTTCTACCGGAAAGACACTAGATATAGAAACTATAAAAAAAAAAATTAATGAGCTTTGTGATAATAATATAACCGATGAAATGAATATTATTGATAAAATAGAGTTGTTATTTAAAATTATAAACAATTTTAGAACTTTTACATTGATTTCAATATCTAGTAACCCACGTAATTTTCGAATAACTAAAGATTCAGAAGATAAATTTAATTCATTAATTAATAAAATAATTTCACCAGAAAGAATGAATATTGCTTATGGTAATTATAAACAAGTTTTGGATATGTTTAAATATCCATATGACCAGATAAGAGATGAAGAATTCAGAAAAAAAAACTATAATAAATTGGAAAATATAGGTACAAATTCTGAATCAATGATAAATATATCAATACCGCCGGAATATAAAAATTTTGCTTATAATACATTAACGTTATTCAAAAGACCACAACGTGAAACAACTAACGCGGATTTACAAAATTTGATAAATAGTTTTGAATCAAATACTACAACTGAATTATATGAATTTTTAGAAAAAACTTATATGTACTATATGAGAAACAGTGGTGATAAATTATCAAATGATGAAACAAAATTATTGAATATAGGTTTGAATTATATTAATACAAATATAACTGAACGAGGCATACGTCGAGAAATTTATATTATGTCAGATTTTATAGAAGGATTAGTAAATGATGATAATGTTAATAGTATTTATTGTCCATTTATAGGAGAACATCTAGGAAATGAATTGAGATTTTTGGTTAGAATGACACAAGGTGGTAAAATAAATAATACAGATATTAATTTTTGGGCAGTGGATAGAAATAGAATGATTTTTTCAATAAAAACTTTACAGATGAGTGCGCTAACGTTTGATAAAGAAAAGGAATTAAAAGCGACTGAAATGAAACCAGATATGTATTATCAAAATAATATATCAACAAATGTAAAAAATATCGAGATGATACCATTTAATAAAGATGAAGAAAAACAAAAACAACAAGAATCCTCCGATTATGCGGGAATAGATTCGTGGTTTTATAATGAAATTATAAATTCTAACGAAAAAGAAATAGAAAAATTAATTAATGAAATCAATTATTTTGGTATATCAAATCTTGTATTACGTGATATATTTGATAATGTAATAAAAAAAACAGAATTATATAATATAGTTAAACCATGGTTCGCTAATAAATATAAATATTCATCTGATTTAATTAGTAATATGATAATGTTATCAAGTAAATATGATGGAAAAATAAAAGATATTGCGAATAAAATGAATGAACAAAAAAATAGGTTGAATACAGAAGCATTAAATAAATTGAATTACGAATCTAAATTTTATACATTATTGAAAACGATTGTAGATAAATTAATGATAAATGAGCAAAAAAAAAATCAATTAATAACATCAGCAATAACTGGTGGTAATAATATTAGTAGAAAAAATAAAAAAACGATTTTTAATAATATTACACGTAGAAAATAAATAAATCTTATACAGTAAGCAAGAATTGATATATTTTTATAAAATTATATCAATATTTTCATTTTTTGTAGTTTTTTTCTAGATTTTTTATTTTTTATAAAATACAGGTTTTCCATTTTCAAATTTACCAATTTCTTCACCAATTTCTTCGTTTTCGTCTATATTATAAATTGTACCATTTGTTTCATTTGTTGTATAATAAGATTTGCCTTTAATTTCTATTTCAAATACTTCTTCTTCGGCTTCCACTTCTTCAGCTTCCTCTTCGACTTCCTCTTCTTCGACAACTTCTTCCTCTTCTTCAGCTTCCTCGACAACTTCCTCCTCCTCTTCAGCTTCCTCGACAACTTCCTCCTCCTCTTCAGCTTCCTCGACAACTTCCTCCTCCTCTTCAGCTTCCTCGACAACTTCCTCCTCCTCTTCAGCTTCCTCTTCCTCGACAACTTCCTCCTCCTCTTCAGCTTCCTCCTCTTCGGCTTCCTCGACAACTTCCTCTTCTTCGGCTTCCTCTTCGACAACCTCCTCTTCGACAACTTCTTCCTCGACTAATTCGTCTTCACGAATTTCACCTTCTTCCAATTCTTCTTCTAAAACATAAATAATATTTGGTGTAATTTCTTTTTTAACTTCATCGATAAATACTACACTATCATCATCACTATCCTCGAATTTTTCATTTTTAACAGAATTCAATATAATATTTTTTTCATCAGTTTCAGTAGATTTTGAAATGGTCTTACGTAGTGGAGCATTTTTATTACTTTTTAATTCAGGAATAGTATTTGAGTTTGAACATTTACAACGAAATTCAGGTATAGAATATATTAAATTTTTCAAAGATTTATTTTCCTTACGTAATTTTTTATTTTTTTGAATTAATTCAACTACAATAGGTAGTGATAATAGAAATTGATAATTGTCAAGAGCTTTTGTATTGTAATCCATTTTGGTGTATTATTGATGTATTTCTATAAAGTTTGATTATCAATCAATTTTTTATAAAAATAAAATATGATTATATTATCACTGAAATAATCTTTATACTTATTCAAATAATATTTTTTGCCATGATGGTGGAAATAAATCACTAACATTATGATTCGCACTAGGTCCAAACCACTTATATGGATAACATACTATTTTGTCAGAATTCATATTAAAATATGCTCCCCACCAACTAAAAGTACTATTTGCTATAATATTATCTCGACAAGAGGACATCAATAACATCTGTTTCCAGTCTTCAATAGTATCATCTACTTTGATAAAATTTATTTGAGAATATATTGTTTTCAAGTTTTCAATTATAATATTAACCGCCTCATTATCTTCTTTTTCACAAAAATAGAGAACATCATATAATATATTCTTATCACGAGAACTTATAATATGTTCCAACGCATTTTTATAATATTCATATGGCATCAAAGGGTGGAAATTTTGAATATCTTTATAATCACCAAGACGAAAATGCATACTAATAGTATGTTTGGAAATATCAAAATATTGGTTGTATGATAATTTCACGTTCTCAATTTGTGTAGTTAATTTCAAAAATGAAAAAATAGTATTTTTATATTCTTCAAAATATTTATAACTTTGAAAGTATCCAAATAACATCAAATATTGTTCATAAAAATTTGGAATTTCTTGAAACTGAAAACCATTTTCATTAAATCTAGGAAATAACATTAATTTATCATTGCTAATACCATTTGAATTATTGAATGTAGTAAAACCTTTTAAATTGGATAGAAAACTATTCCAATATGTAGGACGTACTTTTCCAACAAATAAACTATCAGAATGCTGAAAAATGATTTTTCGTTGATATTTCATGCCATATGAAATAGTGGAAAATATTTGAAATAATTGATTGCCTAATCCGCCCATTAAATGACATGTAATATAATTCGACATTTTATATAATCGATATGATTATATAAAAAACATATTTTTATATGCTTTTATCTAACTAGTAAGAATCTAGAATCCAAAGTTTTCTTTTATAATAGTATTTTTACTAGGACCTTTTTGTTTTTCACTCTGTCTTTTTACTTTATAAACACCAGATTGATTAGTTTGTTGTTTTCCACCATAAATATTCATAATAAAATCTTCATTATCCTCGTGTAATTCTGGTAAAATGCGAGTCATAGGTTTATCAATAACTAATAACATATGTTCGGTTTTTAATAATTTTCTATATTCTTGAATAGTTAAATTACCATAAAATTTTTCCAATAAAAAATATGGATTAGGTGCGGGTTTAATATTTTTTTTATAATTATAAACCTTACTATAAATCTGGTTTAATAAATGATACCTTTCAAATTTAGTAGAGTCGTCTAAATTCTCTTTCATCAAATACGCAACCGCACATTCTGGTCGACAAAATGAACCATAACCATATAATTGACCATCGATTTCATGTTTTGGAATATAACATGGTTGATTATCATAATCATAAGTACACCAAAAACAAGCAGCACTTTTGTCTGGATTCGAATTTTTATATAATTGTAATTTCAATTTTTTCAATTTTGAATTTATATATTTTACATCAATAAAATCGTCCTCATCATTGTTTTCGTCATTACTAACCTCCATATTAGATGAACATTTTTGACATATATTATTATTATTATTATTAGAAATAATACAATTATCTAACATATTATATGCGTAATTTGAATTTTCTAATAATTGTTGCGATTCGTTATTAATGGACGAATTATTCTCATAAACAGTAAATTGTTGAGACTTATCATTATACGTCATAATACTTGGTGGAACTAATGGATTATAAGTAAGTGGGTCATTCATAATTTGATTAATTTTATTATTATGTTCAATTAAATCTTTCATTGAACATTTTAAATGAAGAATAACATTTACTATTTGTATATTTGTATCTAATTTATCGGGTTGTTTTGTTATTAATTTACCACCTTTTGGTTTTCTACCTCTTTTTTTACTAGCATTTTGAGTTATGCTTGGATTATCATTTGTTTGAGAATTGTCATTAATTTCTTCTAGAACGACAGTAATATTATTTTCGTTAGAATTCGACTTGGATTCTTCAGCTATTTTTAATATTTCGCTTTTCTTCTTACGCCCTCTCTTTTTTTTAATAGGCGCATCTGTATTTATATTTTCTATAGTGTTCTCTAAAATCTCAATACTAATAGACATCTTTCGATACTTTATTGATAAGAATCGTTATTCCTTTTTATATTGTTTTTAAATATTTTTTACGCCAAAAAATTTTTGGTGAGTTATCTCGTGTTCGTTAGTTGTAATTTTGACTATTATAACATTTACGACATAAAGGAATATAATTATCACTGCCAATAACAACTTGTTGTTTTTCTTGTGTAATTCTATGTGAAAATATAGCAGAATCATTACAAATATTACATTTAGCTTTTAATTTAACAACTTCATCACATAATGGTAGTAAATCTGAAATATTACCAAATTTTTTTCTTAAAAAGTCTCCATCTAACCCGCAAATATGAACTTTTTTTCCTTCTATTTCAATCATTTTAAATACTTCTTCATATAAGTCCACGAAAAATTGTCCTTCATTAATCAAAATAATTTCTGATTTTGATATACTTTCCCATACATCAGCAATTTTATTTGTAAAAATACAAGGAATCATAACTTTATCATGGGTTGAAAGCATAGTATCATGATAACGTTTATCCTCAGAATAATTTATAACACATACATTTTTTTGTTCATTGACATATTTATTATATAAATTCACTAAACGCGTAGTTTTACCCGAAAACATAGGCCCAACAATAATTTCTAAATAACTTTGTGTCATTTGTAATTACAATTACTAAATACAATTTGTTTATGAAAATAGAATATATTTATTTTTGTTCAATTTTACTAATATAAAGATTTTTATGTTATTAGTATAATTAGTTTTTATATCAAAATGAATTTTATAAAACCATTTGAGAACATTAAGAAAGTAGAAAATATAATACATCAAGATAAACAAAATATACCATGGGTAGAAAAATATCGACCTACACATTTTGAAGATATTGTTCTCGAACCTATCAATAAAAAAATATTTGAGAACATTTTAAAAAATAATTATTTTCCGAATTTACTATTTTATGGACCACCTGGTACTGGTAAAACAACAACAATCATTAATTTGATTAATGAATATAAAATAAAATTTTCACAATATAATAAGGGTTCGGTTATTCATTTGAACGCATCCGATGAAAGGGGGATAGACGTAATAAGAAATCAAATTTATCAATTCGTAAAATCAAAGAGTTTTTTTGATGTAGGTTTAAAGTTTGTAATACTAGACGAGGTTGATTATATGACGAAGAACGCGCAACAGGCATTGAAATATCTACTACAAACATCATGTTATAATGTACGATTTTGTCTGATATGTAATTATATAAGCAAAATAGACGAGTCATTAAAAAATGAATTTATATGTATTCGTTTTAATCAATTACCGAAACAAGATATTTATAAATTTATAAAGAATATAGCGAATAATGAGAACTTGGATTTAAATGATTCAGCTATTGATACTATACAAAAAATATATAATTCCGATATTCGAAGTATGATTAATTTCATACAATTGAATCAAAATATAAATGAATGGGAGTCAAATATAATAACTGATGTAATATGGGAAAATATACATAGTAGTTTATTAGATAAAGATTTTACAGTTAGTAGTATAATCGAATATATTCATACTATTAGCATACAGTATAATATAGATAAAAAAACAATACTGAAAAATTATTTTAATTATATCATACGTAATAAATCTAAATTTGTTACGAAAGAATTTTTGAATGTAGTAGAGGATATTACGCATTCAAATGATTCAAATATAGGCCATATATTAAATTATTTTTCTTGTAAATTACACGATGTTTATACAAATATAGATAAATAAAAAATTGAAAGTATATAAAGAAACCGTGTCTTTTTATATTATAAATAATATTATTAAATAAAATGTCATCTTTAACATTAGACGATGAATGGAATCAATTTCTTATGAATCAAAATATGTCAGGATTAGCATATCCTTCCATATCTTCACATACAAATCAAAATGGAAATACGAAAACTATTATTAATGAAGAAAGAAGCATCAATACAAATATAAATGGAAGCGTTTGTCTTGATGGAATAGAAAAAGATAGTAGTTATATAAATAAAGATGTACCAGTTTGTGAAGAATTGTATATATCTACAAAAACAAAGGTATTATTTTTGAATCAAGAAATAGATATTCAAAAAATCTTTTGGGAAATTCCAATAGTAGAATATTGGAAGCCTATACAAGGAGTTGTAAAAAAACAAATGAAAATCGTTTCAAAAACAGTGGAAGAATATGAAGAATATAAAAAAAAACTTAATGATATTGGATACTATACTGAAAACATTATAAAACAAATTGATAACGTAAATGCTCGTAAAATTAAATTCAAAGACGAAAGAAAAATAACAGTTGGTATGTCAAAAAAAGATATAATGAACTGTCGCGGCAAAATAAAAAATGCGTTTTATAATTGTTTTGCGATTATACTACGATTTAAATATGAGGGAATATTTAGAGAAATTCACGTAAAAGTATTCAATACCGGAAAATTAGAAATTCCAGGAATATTGAACAAAGGGTTATTAGATATTGTCAAAAAAATGATATTAGAAACAGTACAACCGTATATAGATTCGAATATAAATCCTGATTTGGATTTTATAAATACAGATATAGAAGATAATGTATTGATAAATTCAAATTTTAATTGTGGTTATTTTATAAATCGTGAAAAATTACATGCTATTTTACGTAGTGATAAATATAGAATAGAAAGTGCGTATGACCCATGTAGTTATCCTGGTGTAAAATGTAAATTCTATTTCAATAATGACCTGGGTTTTGATGTAGGGGCACAAACAGGGCAAATTAATCAAGAAGACCGTAATATGAAATTAAGCGAATTGAATGATAACAAGAAATATACAGAAATATCCTTTATGATTTTTCGCACAGGTAGTTGTTTGATTGTAGGAAATTGTTCGGAACGAATTTTGAAATATGTATTTGAATTTATAAAACAAATTTTGACGGACGAATACCATATAATCAATGTAAAGAATGAAGAACCAATAACAAAAAATAAAAAAACAAAATTAAGAAAGAAAACCATTTTGATGTCAAAAAACTATTATAATGAAAATTGTTCGAAATAATTAGTTAGAATATAACCAAGTAACAAACTCTTTCATAGTGCCATTATTAAATTTTTCATGAAAAACGTTTTCTTCTAAACAGAATTTAATCAAAAATAACTCATTTTTATCGAATTCTGTAGAGAATGTTTCACTACGTTCTCGTTTTATTCTCTCTTTTCTTTCTAAAATTTCTTTTAATAATTCTTCGTATTTTTCGTAATTTAAATTAATTTTTTTTTGTATAATTTCTAAATATTCTATTGTTGAGAACATTTGGTCTATTCTAATTAGAAAGCGATTAAGATATAGATTACATATATTGACACGTTTATAAAAATCAAGGTTTATGTTCTCCCAATAAAATAAAATATTAGATAATTTTGATAGTTTTGATAATATGATTTGCCATTCAGTTTCATCTATGATAATATTATCATCATTTAAAGTCATAATATTAGACATAGTATTCGAGACATTATTTGTTTCACCATCAACCATATCAAAAATGGTTTTTTTATATACGAATAACACTGCATCCATATGATTTAAATTATTGGATAAATTAGAACTATATATTTGTTCTATAAACTCTAAATAATAATAATAAGTTTTTTGAGAATAGTAAATAGCCTTTTCTATACTTTTCGTTTTTAATAATACATATTCAAATATACGATGAATAGTATTTAAACCTATATACAAACTAGGTATTGGATAATTCAGTTCTTTCATAATTTCAGAATTTTGTATTAATTTGAAAAATTCGATTATAATATCGCAATATTTTTCTATAATTTGTTGTTTTAGTGTAAAATATTTCATTCGACGTTTATATACTTTTATATAAAAAAACATTGAAACCAGATAAAGAAAAATAAATAGAAATATTGCGTATTTTTTATTTAATTCATGAAACTTTAGGAATAATAGATATTTTTGAAAAATCTTTTTATTAAAGAATGATTTAAAGTAAAATCAAAAATATAATTTATATTTATTTGAATATAAATGAACAAAAATATTGCTCCTAATACAAATGCTCTTCCACCAGCTCCTACACAAGCACAAATTGCTGGTTCAACTCAATCCCAACAACCTGGTTATCGCTTGCCAGAAAATAATACTTTACAACATGCGTCCAAATTAGCTATTGTAGAAGACAAACCAATCATGTTAGATTATTGGACAAATTCTTTAGATAAAACAGTGTTAATTGGTGTTAAAGATAATGGCGAAAAATTATTAGTAAAAAGTGAGGAAGAATATACTAGTCCAGTTTCTAAGATTTATAAAGTTGGAAAGGAATATATTATTATTACAGAGAACTCTATTTATCTAGTCGATGTTGAAATTCCAACAAAACGTATTAGTTCTTAGAACTATAGATTTGGGTTAATTCTGGTGTAAGAGAAAAAAAATAATGTATAGTTTTATTTATACATTATTTTTTATAAATAAATGAATATATGAAATTTTTATAAAATTTATACTGCTAGGTTGCTTTGAATTGCTTTTTCTAAACAGTTGAATGGAATATCAAGTATAGTATTTGTAATTTTTATTATTTTTCCGTCTTCAAATTCCCCTTCAAAAACTGTACCATTATTATAATACTTAGACCCGTAACCATGAGGTCGATTATAAAGGAATTTACCATTGTATTCATAACAAATATTTTTTTCTACAAAATATGAAAATTGAACACCTTGAATAATATCATTGTTAGCAAAAATACCTTCTTGGGTTGTTATCATTGTTTGATTATTTTTTTCTATTTCTATATTTATCATGGTTTGAATTCCAAATCCTTCTTTATAACCATTTAGCCAATTACCTTTATAAAAGTATTTTGTTTGTATATTGTTATCGAAATAATAGTTATGATTTATAATTGTATTCAAACCTACACCATGAGGAATTCTATCTTTAATATCACCATAATATGTTAATTTGTATGTATGATTATCGTTATTTGATTTCATTTTCCATTCACCAGTACAATATATATCTTTTTTATTACCAAAAATATAATTAAACAAACTTCCAAATGTGGTTGGATTTTTTTTAAATATTCCCTTGAATTCTATAGTAAAATCATTTCCTTTTGTTGTAAAATCACATGATTTCGATGATTTTGTTAGTGTAATAATAAGACTAATAATAAGAATGAATAAGTATGTATTAACGAACATTTTGATTTTAATTAC